TAAATAATGATTTGCCTTCTGCTCAAACAACTGCTGCAAAAATCATCTTCTTTGGTGATTGGTCTAAATATGTAATACGTCAAGTTGCAAACAATGTCCTTGTTCCATTGCGTGAGCGTTTTATGGACGAAATGGAAATTGGTTTCCTAATGTATGCTCGTTATGATGGCAAATTGCTTCAAACGGCTGCAATTAAGCATTTAAAGAATCTGTAAATAATATTGGAGATTTAATTTGGAGGAGTTGCAATATACTCCTCCATTTTTAAAAATACTAAAATGGCTTGGAAAGTTACGACAGCACCAGTAAATGAACCTTGGACACTTGCCGAGGTGAAAAGCTATTTAAAGATAGATGATTCTAACGAAGACACAATGTTATCTATTTTGATAAAAGGTGCAAGAATGATGGCTGAAAGTTATCTTAACCAAGGCTTAATTACTCAAACAATTACTGAAAAGTTAGACAGGCTTGGCGATCCTACTATCTATCTTAGCGTCTCTCCAGTGCTTGCCGTTTCTTCTTTCCAATACGCTGATAGCCAAAATAGTACTCAAACATTTGCAGCAACGGAGTATGTTGTTGATACTTTTTCTAAGCCTGCCAGGCTAAACCTTGGCTATGGCAAAACATGGCCCACATTATACGGTAATATTAACGATGTTACGATAACTTATACTGTTGGCTATGGCACAGAATCAAGTGCTGTACCTTTCCAAATAAGACAAGCTATTCTTTTAATGGTAGCAGATACCTATGAGAATAGACAAGATTACGTTAAGAGATTACCAACGGCATCTCAATATTTATTAGACCAATATCGAGTACAATATTTCTAAATGAAGTATAATAAAAATGAAATTATTGGTCGAATGCGTGATCGGATTACCATCCAAAATGTCACACGTTCAAAATCTGGCACAGGTTATGCCTCGGAGTCATGGGCAGATATTACAAGCGTTTGGGCAAATGCTGAAATAAAATTACCTCCATCAAATGAAACGGTTATTGATGGGAAGAATACTGCAAAAAATATAAGCGATTTTACCATTAGATATACAACTGATATAAGCGAAGAAAGCCGTATAGTTTGGAATGGAAAATTATACCAAGTAAGGAATATTAAAATAAGTCACGATAGGAGATTTATAAGTTTTCAAGGAGAGTTTTACGACTCCTACATTATTACCGGTGTTTCGGTTGCTGCCATTCTTTCGGCAAATGCAAGTCTATCTTCCAATTTTAAAATTATACAAAGCGTCCTTGCTGCAATGAATGCGATAGCAACGACGAACGCTGGATTAACAGTTAGCCAACAAGGTCAAGTATTGCCTGCGGCTTCCCTCTCTGCATCTGGAAATGTTTCTGCAAGTGTTACAAAAGTGATACCAATCAATAGCGATGTTACGGCAAATGGCACTTTAGCCGCTGTGGTAACAAAAGCATTAAATATAGATAGTACACTAAATGCAAATGCTACTTTAGTAAGCAATGCTTTAGTGAGCAAAACTTTAATAAGTACATTAACTGCCAATGCTACGACTTCAGCTGCGGTTGACGTTGTAACACAAGGCTCTGTTAGTGTGAATGCCTCATTAAATGCTTTAGGCAGTGTTGCGGCTGACATTAAGCGTACAGTTACTTTGCAAAGTAGTCCAACTACCAGTGCATCAACTGCCTTAGATGCTAAACTTACCAAAGTAATTGACGCATCTATGAGTGCTGCTGCAACTACTCAAAGTTCGGCACAATTAACCATAGCAGTTAACGCAGCTGCAAATGCTACGGCTAACACTACGGCAGATGCTACTTTGTCTTACACAGTCAATGCCCAGTTAAATGCAACTGCACAGACAACAGTTGACGCACAAATAACAAGGATTATTTCCGCTTCAATGACTGCAACGGCACAGACAACGGTTCAGGCAGGCATCGGTGTTACGTTTGTAGCTTCTGCCATGGCATCGGCATCGTTGACAAGTGCAAGTGTATTAAGAACGGCAACAATGGCGGCAAGTGTAAGCGGAGCGGCAACGGTTACGGCTGATGTTACTGCGGCTGCGCCTGTTGTTGAAATAGATTACCTTGTAGTTGCTGGTGGTGGCGGTGGTGGAGTATATGGTGGCGGAGGTGCTGGTGGTTTTAGGAATGGAAATCAAACTTTAAATAAAAATCAAAATTATATAGTTACTGTACTTGGAGGTGGTGCATCAACCGTAGCTAATGATTTAAGTAATAATGGTACATCTGGAAATCCTTCAACTTTTAATGATATTACATCTGCTGGTGGAGGTGGTGGTGGTAATCAAAGGTCTGGAACTAATGGTGGTTCGGGTGGTGGTTCTGGTGCATCTGGAACTGGAGGTACAGTATTTTCAGCCGCTCTTGGTAATACTCCAAATACAAGTCCAAGTCAAGGTAATAATGGTGGTGTTAACTTTCCACAAAGTGGTGCTGCACCTGGCGGAGGTGGTGGTGGTGCTGGTGCAGTAGGTGTAAATGCAGTTGTAAATAATGCTGGAAATGGTGGTATTGGTAAACAAAACACAATCGTAGGTTCAACGGCTGGTCAGTTAAGTGGTGGCATTTATTATTTAGCTGGCGGTGGTGGTGGTGGCACAGAATCTGGAACTGCTGGAACTGGTGGTTTAGGTGGTGGTGGAAATGGTGGTGTAAATGCTATTGGAAATAATGGTAGTGATAACACTGGTGGAGGTGGTGGCTCAAAAGGTAATTTTACATTAAATGGTGGTAATGGAGGTTCAGGTATTGTTATTATTTCGTACCCTGATACAAATGGCAATGTTGTTGTACCTATTGGTTTGTATTATAAAAATAGTATAGGAGTTAAAACGATAGGTGCTGGTATTGCAGTAACTCCAACAAATACGACTGGAGGCAAAAAGATATATGAATTTTTAGAAGGTTCAGGTAATATTCAATTTACATAACATGGGACATTACGCTTTAATTAATAATGAAAATTTTGTTGACCAAGTTATTACAGGCGGTGGTAATAGCGATGATATAATGTTTGAAACATTATATGGAGATTTTCATAATTGCGTCGCCAAACGCACATCTTATAACACACGTGGAGGCATTCATTACCAAGCCGACAACAATACACCAAGCCAAGACCAAAGCAAGGCATTTAGAAAAAACTATGCTGGAATTGGCTATTATTACGATAGTATAAGGGATGCTTTTATCCCTCCTAAACCTTTTCCATCTTGGACATTAAATGAACAAAGTTGCCTTTGGCAATCACCTATACCTTATCCAAACGATGGCAAAAGGTACACATGGAATGAGGAAATTGGCAACTGGGAAGAAATAAACCTAACACAATGAAAATAGCCATTTTTACAAACATCAACTCCCCTGCTACCGACTTTTACCGGACAGTTGGCTGCTATGCCTACATGGGCTATGATATAAGATACCTTGCCATTGAATCGGCAAAATGGTTTGATTTAATGGATGTTGATGTTGTAGTGGCTAAGTCTCCTAATGGCATGGCTTACTTTGAAATGCTAAGAGAGTGTAAGAGGATGGGTAAGAAGATCATTATTGACCATGACGATAATTTACACGAAACAACACGCACTAATCCTGCACACATTGGATTAAGCCATGAGTCAATGAGGAAAACAATTGAGGATTGTTTTGCCTTTGCTGACCACATTATTTATTCTACCGATGCCTTGCAAAAATACTATATGCCATATCACATAGGCATTGATAGCACTGTGGTAAATAACGGTTGGAATCCAATCATACAGCCATTCATGCCAGTACCTAAGATAGAAGATAAGATAAGATTTATTTGGCGCGGCTCTATGCATCACTTGGATGACATAGGGAGTATAGCAAGTTATATTAATGAGTTAGCGGAAGATGAGAGCTGCGATGTTGCCATGCTTGGCATACAAGATTTTATTATGGCTCATCTATTCCCAAAGGTGAAAACAAAGGAATGGAATAGTTCTTTGTTTGGATACTTTGAAACATTGAATAATAGTCAATGTCACTATGGGTTATTTCCGTTACTCAAAAACGATTTCAACTTTGCAAAGAGTAATATATTTGCCATTGAAATGTTAGTAGCTGGAGGAGTTACCATTGCACCAAAGGGCATACCAGAGTACAACATACCAGGTGTGATAAAGTACGAAAACTTTGGCGATGTTTTAATAGCTGTAAAAAACAAGGACTTTGACAGAGAGGCAATAGTAAAGGAGGGAAGAGAGTATTTGAACGATGTGCTTAGAGTTGATAAGACAAACAAAAAGAGAGAACTAATTTTAAATAATTTAAACTAATAAATCATGGCAGCTTTTTCAAATTATTTGGAAGACCAAATAACAGGATGGATTGCAGGTACTGCTTTTGCAAGTGTTCCAACTGCAACTTTTGTACAGTTATACAACGGTGATCCGACAGACACAGGCACTGGAGGCACTGCAATTTTTGGTAGACTTTCAGTTGCGTCTGGTGCAGGATCATGGACAAGAGGCACAGGAGGCAATGGCACAATAACAAATGCATCTGCGTTTACTATTACTTCAAGTGCGACGGCTTCGGCATCTGCTACTCACGTTGCAGTTTGGGATGCATCTACAGCAGGTAATTTACTTTTTTTTGGTGCTTTAACGACTGCAAAAACAATAGCATCAAGTGATGAGGTAAAATTTACTTCAGGTACTTTGACGCTTACAATTGCCTAAAAAATAGGAGAATGCTTATGTGTTCTCCTATTTAAAACTTTACTATGTCGTATCTTAGTCAAAAACAAATATCTCACTTACGAGACCTACAAAAAACCAATTACAAAGGTAAGCGGTCAAGTAGTGCTTTAGTGGTTACAGGTTTGGCAGATGCGGTTTTGGAAATGGAAAAAATAATGCGAGTTGTATCTTTAGAACAAAGGCATGAAATTATTAATTCAGCTACTCCTATTGCTTTACAAGTATATAAGAGTTTAGTGCCTGTATCTAAAAAGACACATTACTTTTCATCATGGGGAGAGAAGCAAAATAAATTAGGCATTGGAAGATACGACAGAGAATATCATTATAAAATTGAACCAGGCAATTTAAAAAGGTCTATTCAAATATTAAGTGATATTCTTAAAAAATACAAGTGGAAACTTGGTGCAGTAGGCCCACATTATATAAAAGATATGGGCGAAGGTACTTTGTTAAATAGTGGCGATAAATACAATGGCTTTTATGCGCACATGGTTTATGGATCGGCAAAGGCATGGAGGCAAAAGATTGTATTAAAAGCAAGAAATTTAGCACAAATACCAGTGTTCAAAGCAATGTCACAAGAGGCAAGAGCTCAAATAAATAGTATGCCTAAAAACTGGTGGAAATGATAGGAAAAGTTATATACGGAAGGTTGATTAACGATGTTAATGTTACTACCATTGTTGGAGAAAAAATATATCCTGACTTAACACCTCAAGATGTGCAGTATCCCTTTTGCGTATATACTATTGTAAACTCCACTCCCGTTGATTTTAAGGATGGGCAAAGTAACTTAGAGGAAGTGCAATTTCAGATTGATTGCTACACTCAAAGCTATGATAGTACGCAAGAGCTTGCAAACAATGTTAGGATCAATCTTGATAGATTTACGGGCACGGTTAATACAGTTAGTGTGCAAACTATTAAATATATGTCAAGCGATTCACAAGTTTACAATCCTACTTTAAATGTTTACTGGATGTCAGTTGATTTTATGGCAAGAATGAAAAGATAACTATGAAACTAAGATTAATAAAAGAGTGGAATGGCAAGCCAATAGGCGCAACAGGTGTCTTTCTTTCCGACTTTGGCCAGCAGCTTGTTGCCGATGGCATTGCCGAGCATCTTGGCGATGACTTTGTCGTTGAGCAGATGCCAGAGAAGAAAGTGCAAGAGGCACCTCAACCTATTTATATTCCGGTGCCAATGCCTATGGAATATTTCCAAGATGAGAATGAATTGGAAAAGATTGATGTTAATATAGATTTGAAAAAAGCTAAAAAATAATATTATGGCAACAACTGGAATAATTAACGGTACGTTGATGAGGTTATACAAAGATAGCACTGCTATTGGTTATGCCACATCCTGCCAAATGAACATCTCATCAGCCATGCGTGAAATCTTAACAAAAGATTCAGCAGCTGGAGGATGGAGAGAAGTAAAGAAGGGTCAGTTATCTGGCACACTGTCCACAGAGGCATTGTACGCAGGACCTGGTGATTCATCTACAAATTACTTGTTTGATGATCTCTTTACCGACTTAATATCGGGCACTGCTTTAACGATTAAGTTTACTACCGATGTGCAAGGAGACAATGTGTTTACTATGTCTGCCATC